TTAAGGAAGTTATATCAGTTCCACGCAAATCCACATTTCGTCTGAATTGCTGTAGATTTGGATCAGGCGGCCTTTCGATTCTTTCCTTAAATATATAAGTATTGTAGAGCTTTGGAATAGATTCACAAAAATTCAGGAAATATGCTCTATCTACTCTATCATCATAATCTGACACTTCTTCCAGTCTGTGGGAAAATAGATTGCTTTCGTTAGCAAAATTTCTTCCACCTTTGACTGAAGAGAGATAGAGATTCCACAGATCTACATTATCTGTATATAAAGGATGTATCCTATCAGAAAGTTTGACTAGTTTAGCCATTTATTACCAAATCCTTTTCTTGGCTGGTTTGAATAGCATCTTAAATTTCTTAGCTTTTACAAGAGAGAAAGCCATTTCAAGTGCATCTAATACGTCATCCGCATCATTTTTCTCTCCAGTGTATCTCAATATCTGGTCCATAGCTTCTCTATACCTGACTTTCTTCTCAAATTTATCTCTATCAAAGAGTATGGTTCCATCTCGCATAAAAGGGAAAAGACTCTCAATCCTTAATTGCTTATTGGATTTATTGTCTATCTCCTTTATAGGTATTAACATACCAGCTTTCTTCATTTCCGATCTGAGTAGTTCAGAAAGGACATATTGAAAAGCTGTAGTTTCAACTCCAAACATTGCCCATATATGACGTTCATATGCTCTAAGTATGTCTTTTATCTGTCTATCAACACTTCTCCGTTGCATATCTATGTCTATGACATAAGCAACTTTATTATCTTTATCCCAAGCAAGTGTCAATATTACAGATGGATCACCAGTATGAGTATGTTTACCTAAAGATGGATCAATTGCACCAAATCTAGGTAATTCTTTCACAAAAGCAAAGTCTCTACTGAGAGAATGAAACCATTTCAGGTCTCTTTCAAGTATCTTAACCTTGGTAGTGTCTAAAGATTCATTTTGCTTCTCTGTAAGAAATCCTGATGGATCTGTGAGCTTGTGAACCATTAAATCATAGTATGGGTCACCTTCAGGCCAAAGCACCTCAGCACCACGAAGCATTTCTTCTTTGTTCTTTTCAAAAAACTCTCTGGCGTGCTGGATTCTATCCTTATCTAAAGGATTGGTATATATCTCAGCCCATTCATCCCACAAAGGAGAATCAGAGAATTTTTCTACAGCTTTGAAAACTTTACTGTTCCAATCTGGGTAAATAGCTGGATTTATTAGCCTATTTAAGAGAGCCTCATGTCCTATGATGGTTCCTATGACAAATATATCTAGTTTTTCTGCTTCTGATCCAACAAACATAACGTCTTTGTTGAACCATTCACGGATAGCATCTCGCTGGGCTTTGGAACGGACCATTTCAAGATCTTCAAGATCATCTCCGAGCAGAAGATCAGGTCTTTCAGTTCCAAACCTTCTACCACGAATTTTACTTCCAGTACCAAGTGCCAAGACCTTTATATCATTTCTGGTAATTATCTCATCAGCACGCCAGACAGCACCTTTTCCACAAAGATGGGGAAAATCCCTCATCAACCGCATATTTCCTTCTAGCTCTTTCTTTATATCTGCTAGAAAATCTACAGCCTGATTTACAGTATTAGAAATCAATATGATAAATTTTTTCTTATTATAAGCCATACACCAGATAGGAAATATGCAATTAATAACTGTACTTTTTGCTGAGCCTCTCGGAGCTGCTATAGCCCATCTAACCTTTCTCTTATCATGTACTGCTTTAGGTAGAATCTCATACAAAAAATCATGGAACTTACTATTCGGTCTTTTCAGATAATGTGGGAAATAAAATCTAGCAAAGGCATCAAGTCGATATTCACAGGTTTCTATTATATGTTTTATCTCAATATTACCAAATCTTTTTGCATCTTCTTCGTATAGATCTAGTAGGAGTTTATTCTTTTGTTCTGGCGTGTCCTGTTTTATCTTCACCACTTTTAACCTATACTTGCTCCAAAATTCTTCTGCTCTTTCCTTGTGCCACTTTGAAGCTCTGACAGTCTTGGTAGGAAGTTGCTTGAATTTCTCCTGTCTTATAAGTCTTTCTTCCCACAAATCGAGAAGTTCTCTAGCAAAATCGGGTATTTCTCCGTATTTGCTAAGCAGTCTTTCTCTTTCTTGTTGTATTGCTTCAAGTGTCTTGAAGTTCCTGTTGAATAATCTGCCTACGCTTGTCTTATTTGTTGTTCTTCCCAACGATTATATCCGCTATCTTGTCTCTTTGTTCTGGTGTCAGCTCACTTTCTGGAACGTAAGTGTTGTTCTGTGTATTTATCTGTGTAAAGGATTCTATCTTAACTGAATCTAGTCCATACAATTTGGCTCTATCCATCAGAGTAGAAACCCATCTTATGTGAAAATCCCTAGCCAATGATGGCTTTGGGACAAGCACTTCATTACCATTTTCATCCAAGACAGGTCTACCTTTCTTATCTCTCAACGGCACACCATCACGATATTGTTGAAACAACTTCTTGGCTTCTTCAGCAGCTTTGACCAATTCTGCATCAAGCTCTATGCGCTTAGCTGCCACTTCTTCTGGAGATAGCTCATTTATAGCTATCTCTTTGAGATACTTGTGCGCACGTTTGACAGATGCTAGTGTCATTCCGAGTTGATCAGCTATTTCAACATCTCCCACACCAGCATCTGCCAACTTTTTGATCTCGGTAAGTCGCTTTACACGTTCGGCTAAGGTAACGGTCCCTCTAGGCATCTCTTTCTACTTCACCCTGTTCATCAGTTCACGCCTGAGATCAAGCATTTCCCTGCGAATCTTGTCATACTGCTCATTAGCCATTCTCTCAATCTTCATGGCATTGTTCCTGTAGACCAGCACACCTACAATAGCACCTACTACAAGACCTGCTGCAAAAATAAGTACAGGATTCATTTTGTCCTCCTTTTCTTATTAAATAGTTTCCATAAGTTGTTACGATCCATAGTATCCAAAAAAGCAAAAGCAAACTTGTCCATTGGTTCTTCGATTCCAATTGAAAGCATTGAATTTAGACAGTGTAAAATGTGCATGAAGACATAGGCTCTTTCAATGGCCTTTTTCTTTATCACATTAGATATATAAATGATACAACTGTCATGATCTACACGTGAAGCATATTCATCCAACTCTTCAAACTGTGCTCCACACTCTATTATGAACTGGTGACCTAGTATGTTGACCTTGCAATCTTTTGGTATGTCCCACTTGTCTGTTTTGAGATTGTCTTGTAAGAATTGGAACACCGAATTGCTCAGTGCATTTACATGCTCTTCTTCAAACGTGAAGAGTACATAGCTATAATCTATAGCGTGTATGAGTTCATGGAGAAAAGAAACCAAAAGTTTACTTTCATTACGTTTCTTTATAAACTCACCAGCTATGCGTAGATCCAGGTCATAGAAAGAGTGTTGAGCTGTCCTATCATCTGCTTCTACGAACTTATAAGGAAAAATGACATTGTAATCGAAGCACCCGACACGAACAGTCTTCGGTAATTTCAGTGACATTCGACAGCTCCAATATTCAGTTTTCTATAAATATTATAGAAAATTTAGCAGATTTTGCAAGTATTAAGTTAAATATTTATTCAAAAATACTTGACAGCAGGAAACGTATACTTATATTTATCTGTAGAAAGGAGGTGGAAATATGATAGATGTAAAAGAACTGACACTGGAAGAAAAACTAAGATTGTTGAAGGAACTAAAATCTGAAAAGGCTATCATTTCTCAACAGGTCAAATCTACTATGGACACATTAGCAGAAAAGATTGCAGGAGTGATAGAAGCAGAAAAGGCTAATGTAGAGAAGAATGTAATTCCAGTGCTGGGAAAGAAGGGCAGAAGAGCTAAAGTGTCAGTGCCAGTGAATGGTAGAAGAATAGATGTGCAGATAGTTGTGAAATAGGACTTGGCATTCCAAATTAGATGATTATAATATAAATACCTCCATCGCCCAGGGGATCGGAGCATCCCACAAAAAACCCACCACTTTGCCGGAGCTGGTGGGTTTCTTTTTAACAGAAGATTTTTATTACTTGAGACTTACCTTCTCTATATGTTTGTAAATTTCGGAATACCACTTTTTCATTTCTTCTATTTGTGGTTCCAACCAGCCTATCTCTGGTGCTACATAAAGAAGCCATTCATGCAAAACTGAAGGTTTGAGTATGTAGAAACAATATACTGAGACATCAAAACC